ACCTAACACCAGAGCAGGAGATTGTTGTCGCATCTCTAGTTCGTGAGGGTATGCTAACCGCATATGACAAAGTAATCTCTGTATTCGTTAAAGAGTTTAACGAGACAGCAACAGAAGATCCGCACTTCTCTTATTACGTAAAGCACGTTATCGAAGTGGTTCAGGAACTTGCTGAAGAAGCCAAATCAATCTAGTAGGACATTATTTAAATGATCATCGGACTTAGTGGGTATGCCCAGACTGGTAAGGATACAGTCGCTAACTATCTTATTAATCATTATGGATATAAGCGTGTGGCATTCGCAGACCCAATTAGGCGTTCAATGTATACCCTTAACCCATTGGTTTCTGTAGCAGAGTTTGGGGCTGTGCATCTACAGCAAGCCGTAGACGGAATGGGCTGGGAAGAGGTCAAGAGAACCTCGCCAGAGACACGTAGGCTGCTTCAGGTCATGGGTACAGAGGTAGGCCGTGAGATGTTTGGGGATGACTTTTGGGTAAAGCAGGCAATGCGTGGGGTATCCAAGTTTGATAAGATCGTCTTTACAGATGTCAGATATCCCAACGAATACAAGGCTATTAAGTTACAAGAAGGCCGTATGTTAAGAGTAACTAAACCATCAGTGATTGCTGTCAACAACCACTCGTCTGAAAGTGCCCTTGATGGACATAGATTTGACGGTATAATAGTTAATGATGGTTCCATAGAAAAACTTCACAGGAACATCGACCTATTTATGAAGGAATTATGATGGCAATTACTAGCGTTAAAATTGGACCACAGATGTTTGAGGTTGAGTTCCGCTCAACTCGTGAAGATGGAATGTTGAATGACAATACATATGGCTACACTCTTGATCAGGGTAACCTAATTGTTGTAGCGTCTGACATTAGTGAAGATAAGCAGAAAGTAACTCTCGTTCACGAGATACTGCACTCTGCTCGTATGATTCTTGAAGGCTCTACAAAGCCTAAGAAGAAAGCAGAATACGATGAATGGGAACACCACTTCATCGGCATCTATGAAAATGCTTTCATTATGATTTTGCAAGATAACCCAGACTTAGTCAAGTGGTTAGTAAAATAGTTTACCACGAAAGGGTACACAATGAGTTATAAAGAAGACATCCTTCGCCTAAGAGCAGAAGGAAAAAGTTATGGAGAGATCAGCAATGAGTTGGGCTGCTCCAAAGGAACGGTAGCGTACTACCTAAAGGAAGATACTAAGGATATCGTTATTATGGATACATTTAAAGACCCAGAGTTCTACAACAAGGTTCTATCTTATATCGACAACTTTAAAGAAAAACGTCCATGCATTTCTTGTGGCTCATACTTTCACAAGAGCCAACTAGACCCTCGTGATAGCGAGGATGTAATCGATATTGCTCAGTCGGTATTTGACAAGAAGTCTTTTGAAGATGCTAAGAGGCGTATCTCTCAACTGAAGTTTATTTGTGCTAACTGCGATCGCCTTCGTAAGTTTAGGCTAGAGGGCAAGGGTAAGTAATTACCAAGCCTCTGTAACTCAGTGGATAGAGTAGGAGCCTTCTAATCTCTTAGTCGTAGGTTCGATTCCTACCAGGGGCACTTATTTTTCGTATCGTGATGGCTCTGGGAACTCAGCATCTAGGAAGCCTTTCATCTTTATAAAAGATACATCGTGAGACGATAAGAATGGCAAGTCACCATTTATATAATCATAAGATGATTCAAAGGTCTTGTTTACACTGTCATAGTTCTTGACATCCCTAGGCAGTTCTAGAGCATCTGTAACAAACTTATTGCCATACAGAGATCTTTCTAGAATTCTATTGTCAATAATAGTATTTAGTTTGTTTCTGTTCATGGGCATTGGGACATGTACTTCATAGTTTAATGGATTATTGTAGCCAAGAGATGTGAGGTACCTATTTACATCAACGATCTTCCTATGGTATGTCCCCACCTTTTTGCCAGTAGATATCTTGTTGGCCAGGGTACCAGAGTAATAGGGTTTTAGTTCTGGCATATGACTAACTATATAGATATCGTCATGCATAAATATAAAGTCTTCAGATATCCTGCTTGTATTACAAACAACCTTAAGAGCCTTACGAATGTTATCAAACTTATTAGATGTGTCAGGCACAGGAATGAAGTCTCCTACGTACCAGTCAGGTTTGTATCCCACAACCCACACACGGCTCTCTGGCAGGTTTTTAACTACTGATCGTAGCGAATACCGCAGTTCTTCGTTCTGGCCTCTACGGCAGATGTAGACTATATCCATGCTGCCAACTATTCGCAGATGTATGTAAACGACATATGAAATTTGTCTGCTGTCGTAAGGTTTATTGGGCTATTGTGGTCAAAGGGTTCGTCCTTTGCAGAACTTCCAACATTCCAGATAGTCATGGCTGTGCTTGAATCCGATAGATGACCCTTAATGCTATAGTGATCTACACCCTGATTTACCGAGTCATGGATAGACCCACCGTAAACATCAGTGTGGTATTTTGAAGCAAACGGTAGTGTCAGAGAGTATTGACCTGTTCCAAAATTTGAAACATTTGTAAAGACAACCTCTATTTGTACAATGACCAGGTTGCCAATTTTAACATAGGATCCAGTTGCTGGGGTGTTGGTAAAAGTCAAGCCAGTTCCAGACCATACTGGAGAATAAGACTTGATTTCCGTAGTCAAGCCATCAGTGTCACCAAAAGCAGGATGCGTAAATCTAGCCATTACGATCCAGCCTCAAGTTTGGTTTTTAGAACTGCAGCCTTCATGTCGGGTGCACTTGCAATTGCGTACAGAGCGTCTCTACCATTTAATTCTATAGAGATGGCGTGATTAGGAAGAATTCGATATCCATAGTTTTCTGAAGATACACCCTCTGCTCCAAGATATACATAACCAGAAGCATTTACGTTTTGAATGGTAAAGTCAATACCAGAGTGAATTCCATTTGGAGTAAGTCTCGTAGCGGTAGTATTGCTAAGAGAGGTGAGTGCGTGAGTAGTCATAAGACTATTATACACTAATTATTCTGCTAGTAGTTGGTATGCCCAGTTTAAAACATCCAGAGCAACCTGGTCATTAGCCATGTCTTTTTGTGCCAGAAGAGCACGGAACTTTTCAAAGAAAAGGATTCTCTGGTATCCCATAGACAGATCAAAAATCTGCTCACCAGCAGGACCAACAACATTAATTAATCTAGTTAGTTCTTGTAGAATTTCTTCAGAATCCATCTTATAATTATACCAGCCTATGTTATAATTGATGTATGAATAATTGTCCACTTTGTAACGGTGACTTGGTAAACGTAATTTACGGCTACCCGACACCTGCCCTAATTGAGATGGCTAAGACTGACGGCATTGTCTTGGGCGGTACACCAACAGGGTTCAGACCTACTCACTACTGCCACGTATGCCAGGAGCAGTTTCCTCGCCAAGAATCTCTATTCTCAGACCCTGAGTAGTTGCTTGTAAATAGGGCTAGACATTGCCCCATATCATTGGTATAATAGAATAATGAATAAAACACAAATAACCCTAGCCCTATCGGCCATCCTGGCCCTATCGGTATCTGGCAGTTCTGTTGCTGCAGGAGATACAGGCGATACTGTAACGACCGTAACCGTGCAGGCCACTGCACCAGAGTTTAAACCCAAGGCCACTGTCAAGAAGCCAGACGTTAAGAAAAGATTGTCTGCGGTAGAACTAAAAAATCTTTTGCACAAGGTAGGCTTTCGTGGCAAGGACCTCGTGGAAGCGTGGGGCACTGCAATGAAAGAATCAACAGGCAGACCATTCGCACACAACCGTAATAGCAACACAGGAGATAACTCATACGGTCTATTCCAGATCAATATGATTGGTTCATTAGGACCTGCAAGATTAAAGCAGTTTAATCTAGAAAGCAACAAAGACCTGTTTGACCCATACACCAACGCCAAGATCGCATTTGAGATGTCTAACGGTGGCAAGGACTGGTCAGCATGGCACGGCCTCACCGAGAGCACAAAGTCTTGGATGAAGAAGTTCCCACACTAAGGAGTATCATGGACATTAATAACCTAGCAAACATGCGTCTGTCTGACTTTGAGCAGATCGGCAAGGCAGAATATAACAAGGGCTTTCGGGCTGCATTAGAAACAGTAATTAAATTGTTAGACTCGCAGATATGCGAAGACTACATGGCTGACAATGCCTGTGATCACGATGGCTGTGCCAAGATGTCTACACTTGCCGAAGGCATTTCGGGCGTAAAAAACAATATCCAGTAAAAGTTCGGCGGTAAATAAGAGAAACATAGCCTTGACACAAGGCCTATTCTCCTGTATACTGGATATATCCAAATATCCCACAATAAGGAGCATAATGCTTGTAGAAATTAAAACCGAAGGCTTTTCTGCCGTAGTCCCATATCTCCAGACACTTCCTGCCATGCTTGTAATGTCTGTATCCGCAACCAATAACCCAGCAATCCAGATGAAGAAGACTATGGAACTGCTTAGGGATAACATTGCACCCGACCTTGTTGATGAATTTGAGCAACTAAACTCACTCCAGATGCAAGATCTTTTGCAGCAATGGCTTGACAATTCGCTTGTCTAAGCGTATAATTAATATATAAGTTTCCGTTAAACGAGAGAAGAACATGCAAACTTTTTTACCATATAAATCATTTGTTAATACCGCACGAACTCTAGACAATAAGCGACTCAATAAGCAGATTCTAGAGTGCTACCAGATCCTCAAGGTTATCTCGTCAAACGACCCACACGCTGGATGGCGTAATCATCCTGCTGTCAAGATGTGGCGTGGCTATGAGAAGTCACTGTGGAACTACACTATGTGTATGGTAGATGAAGCGGTTATCCGTGGCATCAGGACAGATGGCAATATGCGAAACCTATTAGCGTTACGTGAGAATGTAGGACACACATGGGGTTCTGGAGATCCTAAGTGGATGGATGACAAGACCATCATGGCACGTGTCACAACCACACACAAGGCTAACCTATATCGCAAAGACCCAGAGCAGTACTTCGACTTCGCTACCGCCGTCGAATCCAAAAACAATCTACCCTGCTGCGACAGGTGCCAGTACTTTTGGGTAACACACCGACCAGAACTAATTAAGGAAGCAGCATGAAACTAACTATCGCAAAGGCTGTCTATTATTCTAGCCTCGTACTTTCCAGCGTATTTTTGATTGGGATCGTAATCCTTTTCCTATTCTGGCTATTGTCTAACCCACAGGCATTCCAACTATTCGTATCACTAATCGGGCTTGGCCTAGCGTTCGTTGGCTCAGGCTTGGCTTATGGCTGGGCTGAGAAATATCTGGAAATGAAGAAGGTGTATCGTAATGATTAAAGTAGAGAGCGACATGCTCGTATTGGATTCATCCTTTACCAAGGAAGATGCCTTGG